CAAGTATTTACTAGTAATTTTATTCGTAGGGCTAACGAGCATCTTCAAGCTTGTATAGATTATAAGAAGATTTGGTTTGCCTCCAGAACAGCTTCTAACGAATCCTTTTTCAACAGGACTAGCTCTATAAGGCTCCCATATCCTAAAAAACTCATTTTTATTGACGATAGAAAAGATTGGTCTATGCTTGATTTTATTGAGCATCAAGACGATATGATCTACCAAACTAAGAAACAATGTAGTTTAGTGGAGCATAAAGCAACAGCTAGAGGTTCTCAGAACTTTGATCTGCCACAACACCTTAAAAGGTCTACTTCTGCTAACAAAGCAAGAAAAGATAATTATTCTTCATTAATGTTGGCGAATTGGGGGCTTAAGCTTTATAACGACATAAGTAAGGCCGAAATTAACACTAATAAGGAAACTTTCGAGCCTATTATGCTTTTTTAAGTGTAAGTAATGTCAAATAAGCTTTTATGCCTAACAAGATAACAACTGGTCAGATAGATGAAAGTAGTTTTCTAGAGCTATTTAATACTAAGCTCTCAGGTAGCACTTCTTATCTTTCTGGATTTTATACTCATGATAATGCCTCTGGATTTGTGTCTTTGACAAAAGGCGGGCCTAACTCAATGACTGGGTATAGCGGGGATATAATGAGTAGAGTCTCTGGCCTTTCTTCTCAACTTAGTGGAACGTTGGAAGCAACTGGAGAGTTGAATTGGCAGAAATCTGTAGATGTTTCCGGTCATGCCGAAGCTTATACAAATTCTGCTAGTGGGTTTCTTCAGAGTGAAATAGAAACTGCTTCTGGTAATTTTTCTACAGTTAGTGGTGAGTTTCTTAAATCTGGTAGTTTTTACCATACAGGTTCTGGAGACTTTTCCCTTAACGCTCCTACAGGAGCTTTAGCTTACTCCTCCGGATATGATGATTCTTTTGGGTTTTTTATAGCGACAGGAGACACTGCAACGAAGGCCGGTTGGATGAAAATACCGGGACATCCAGAAGTTACGGGAATAGTTTCTAACGCTAGTGGAGATTTAAGGACAAGTTTGATTGCAACTGGAGCCAATTTAACCACTTCTGTAAGTAATGTCTTAAGTGACTCTAGTCAAAATTTTTCAGCTAAAAAAACTTTCGATGCGGGTTTTAGTACAAACCTAATGGACTTTAATGGAGTCACAGCAAGAGTCAATGCTAACAGCTCCTTGACTTTTGATGATACAAGTGGGGCACTTCTTACGCTCGCTCCCGGTTACGGGCCAGACGCGCCTGTTTTTTCTGTTACGGATAAAGCAGGATTGCCATTAATAGACGTGTTCGATGATGATAGATTAAACTTTGGGCCTTATGGCACTAACCCTTTAAATGTAAGTGGCGAAAAAGTCTGCTTAGGCAACTATAGGTCTTACTTTAGTGGTTCAAATGTACATCTTAGTGGAGATGTAACTATCAATGATGTTATGACAGTAAGCGGCCTATCTGGAGGCTATGTGATATTTGACAATTTACCTGTACATCCCAATACTGGCGACATGCCTAATGGGGCTTTATTTATAAGTGGCAATAACACTGCCGGAAAAGGCAGGCATTTAATGGTGGTTTAAAATGACGACAAAAAGAAAAACAACAAGCAAAAAGGAAGAAAATATTCAACCTATGATGACGAGCTTTGCGGCTTCGCCTTACACTACTCTTGACAATCAATCTACTAGACAACGTAGAAATGTTGGTGGCCAAATAGAGAGGACGAATAGGTTTGAAAATATTGACAATGGTCTTGTGCCTTATAAATACTCAAAAGGAGTAAACAATAAAAGTTCTTTAGATGTTAGAGATGTCGTCATTCTTTGTCAAAAGGCTTACTATAATTTTGCTGTCTTTAGAAATGTCATTGATTTGATGACAGAATTTTCCTCTACTAATTTGTACTTTACTGGAGGAAGCCAAAAGTCAAGAGACTTTCTAGATGCTCTATTTAAAAAGATTGATATGCAGAGTTTTCTAGATAGGTTCTTTAGAGAGTATTATAGATCGGGGAATGTTTTTATCCACAGGTTTGATACAAAAATTCAGCCAGACGACTTAAGAAGAATTACTCAGACTTACGGAGGTAGTAAACTAACTTCATTCGCTGAAGATGGCAAGTTACCTTCTAGATATATAATTCTTAATCCAGCAGATATTCAAATGGGAGGTAATATATCTTTCTTTTCTGGCTTGTATTATAAAATTTTAACAGACTACGAACTAGAAAGAATTAAGAATCCCAGAACAGAAGAAGACCGACAAGTTTACGATGCTTTAGATCCAGAAACCAAAAAAGCTTTAAAGGGTAGAAATCTAGGAATTATTTCTTTAAGGTTAGACCCTGATAAAGTTACTCCTGTATTTTACAAAAAGCAGGATTACGAGCCTTTTGCGGTCCCTATGGGCTATCCAGTTTTAGAGGATATTAACTGGAAACAAGAGATGAAAAAGATGGATATGGCTTTGACTAGGACAACTAACCAAGCTATATTGCTAATCACTATGGGATCGGAGCTTAAAGATGGTAGCTTGAATATTAATCAAAGAAGTATTGAGACTATGCAGAAGCTTTTTGAAAACCAATCTGTTGGTAAAGTCCTTGTTTCTGACTACACAACTAAAGCTCAATTTGTTATTCCAGATATTGCTGGCATCCTTGATCCTAAAAAATATAGCGTGGTAAATCAAGATATTCAAATGGGGCTAAATAATATCTTAGTTGGAGAAGATAAGTTTGCTAATACAAGTATTAAAATTCAAGTATTCATAGAAAGATTAAAACAAGGTCGTGATGCTTTTATCAATCAGTTCCTAAATCATGAGATCAAACGCATTTGCAAATCTCTAGGATTTAAGAATTATCCTAAAGCTCATTTTCAAGAGATAGAGCTAAAAGATAAGACTACTTGGAATAGAGTTGTTGCGCAACTTATCCAGTACGGCATTCTTACAGCTGAAGAAGGTCTGCAAGCTATCAGCTCTGGCAGGCTACCTGAGCCAGAAGAGTCCGTGGAGTCTCAAAAGAGATTTAGAGAACTAAAGGAACAGGGTTACTATTCTCCTCTATTAGGAGGTGGCGGTGGTGGAGCTCCTGCTCAAGCGGGCAGACCCGAGGCCTCTAAATCCCCACAAACGACCAAGAAGGTTTCGCCTATTGGTGAAAATACCACGGGCTCGCAAAAGTTCAGCGTGGAAAAAATTAAAGAGAGCTTAGCTTTAGCTGAAAAGCTTGAAGCAGAAATTCAGGAGAAGTTAAAACTAAAATATGACAATAAGAGAGTAACTAATAAGATTAGAAATCTATCTTCTGAATTATGTAAAATTGTTATGGCTAATGAATCTTCTGACAAATGGTTGGAAAAAGTTAGCGAATATATTAATAACCCATCAGATACTAATGAAGAAGCTATTAAAGAAATACAAAGTATAGCTCTTGAGCATCAAGTTGATGAGTATTTGGCAAGTTTATTATATGCAAGTAAGGTTTAAAAATGAGCGAAAATCAAGAAAATATTCAAGACGTTAATCAGTACTTTGGTGCTGCAGAAATAGATGTTATGGTTCCGGACATTCCATTGCCCCCAGAGCCAGAAGAAAAGAAAGAAGTTAAAGACGAAATCGAAGGAGCTTTTAAATTTGCCTTTATTGGCGCTGGTCAAGGCGGATCTAGAATTGCAGAAAGCTTTCATAAATTAGGCTACAGAAAAATAGGCATTGTGAATACAGCTCAACAAGATCTTAATTCTATTAATGTCGAAAATAAACTCTGCATCGGTTCTGGTGGCGCGGGAAAAGACAGGAGTGTAGCTGCTAAATGTTTTGAAGAAAAGAGAGATGATGTTCTTGATTTTATGCGTCGTTCTTTTGGGGAAGACGTAGATAGGATCTTTGTTTGTGCTGGGGCCGGGGGAGGATCTGGTGCAGGCACCTTAGTTCCTTTAGTTAAGACCGCTCAAGAGCTTCAAGAGACTATTAAGTCTGGATCTAAGAAGGTTGGGGTTATTCTTGCGCTACCTAAATATTCAGAAGGCAGAAAAGTAAATGCTAACGCTTATAATACTTTAAAAGAAGCTTGTGAATTGGTCGACGAGGGAGTTGTATCGCCTCTTGTTATCATTGATAATGAAAAAACAAGCAAGCTATATTCTAATGTATCTGTTTCTAATTTTTGGCAAACAGCTAATATGAGTACGGCTGGAGTATTTCATCTATTTAACATGACGGCTTCAAAAGACAGTTCTTATTCTTCTTTTGATTCTAGTGACTATAAAAACGTACTAGATTCTGGTATTACTATTTTTGGTGCCACGCCGGTTCCTAAATGGGACGACCCTGTGAGTATATCTAGGGCTGTAAGAAGTATCGCTCAAAGCGGCAGCATGTCTGGCGGCATTGATGTGTCTACGGCTAACTCAGCTGGAGCTATCCTTATTGGTGGTAAAGAAGTTTTGGATAATATTCCACAATCTAGCCTTGATGAGGCTTTTGATCAGCTAACTAGAATCCTTAGATCTGGTAGTGTTGTACATCGAGGTATATATAGCGGAGATAAAAATAATCTTACAGTATTTACAATTATTGGCGGAATAGCTACTCCAGATGAAAAGCTAAAAGAGCTATTAAAGCTTGGAGATTTAGATAAAACGGAGTAAAAATAAAATTTCCAAAACGTAAAAAAACAATGTAATAGATAATATAAAATAGGAGAAATATACAATGGCAAACACAGATAGAGCATTCATTTTAAGTAGTAAATCAACAAAAGGCAGCCGACTCAGTCAGTTGACTAGTGGAGATGGCGCAGGAAAAATCAAGTACGTAACAGCCGCCGGGGTGGTAAGCCCAAGCGCTGTAGCTACAGCCGGTAAAGGCGGCACAGTAACTGGAGTCGTTATTCCTTTGCATGGGGGCACTATAACAAGTTTCCCGGGTACTGATGGAGCCTCACTTTCTCATGCACCTAAAAACATTATGGGAGATCCAGCAGTGTCTCAATATGCTTTTTCTTCTGGAGACTTAGTCGCCTCAAATGGAACAGAGGCCGAAGGCGGAGCACAAAAATTCGTTAATGCTGTACTTGACGCAGCTTATAGAGGTTATACTTCTGGTGTTGCCCAAGGTAGCGGTCTAAGCAGCATGACAGTCACAAGAGGAGCTTTGAGCTTAGGAAGCACTTCGATTAATGACGGAACTGGTATTGTTAACACTTATACGAGATCTTATACTGTCAACTTTAAATATTACCAGTCTGGTACCATCAATGCTTCTGGCTCTCTTGACCCTGCGACCACTGATATCGCTAACGATAATTCTCAAGGTGTACCATTCTAATAAGTAGAGTCATAGTTTCCCTATTTGAAACCCCTCATTTATTTGAGGGGTTTTTTTATTTTTTTTATAAGTTTTTTAAAAATAAGTGTATAAACTTTTAGGTAACTTAATGGAATCTCATAGTAAAATGATGTCGCTTGACGTAGAATATTCTTTTGGTAAAAAATTAGCGCCAGTTTCTGGTGAAATAGATGAGGCTATGGAGTTCTCGAGCAAGGTAATGAGCCTTTTGACAAGTAAAGCAAATGAGTATAATTATGTACTAGAAAACGAGAATGAAGTTACTTCTGAAAAATTAAAACAAGTTTTTGTAAATAGTTTTTCTGAGTCTTTACAAACTACGCAAGCTTTAGCATCAGTTAATCTTTATTTACATACTTGCTCCGCTGGCATTGTAGATGACGGAGAACATTTCGAGCCATCGATGGAAGAAATTAAAGAGGCAGAAAGAGAAGTCAGTAGACATAACTTGAGTAATTATGATTTTAGAGATGTAGATGATTTATACTTTCAAAGCGATGAACAAGCTAGAGCAGAAGCAAAAGAGTGGATAAATAGTGTAATATAAAAATAAGGATAATTTAAAATGGCGAGATCAACAAATTCACAACCAACTCAAGGCGTTCCATCGCCATCCAGAACATCTAGTAAAGCTGGAGCAGGCGAGGTTATTGCTGCAAGTAGCGGCGACACTGTTATTATTACAGATATACTTGCTTCTGCGGCAACTACAATTAGCACAGAAGCGGCGGGTGCCGGAACCATTATAGCTTATGCCCCAGCTGGCGCATCAAATTTAAATCAAGCAATCAAAGTGCCAACCAGCTCTGGTGTTTTTAGTAGCGCTGGTAATGTGACAATTAACCATTATATAATCTAATGAAATACACAACTATTTTTAGCTCAAATATCAAACCTGTAGTATCTGAAGAAAAAGATAAGTATTTAGCTTTGGCTTCAGCTATCGAGGTTGCAGAATTCATTCCCGAAGTGGATGAGAAACAAGTAGATCTTTTGCCAGTTGCTTTTAATGCATTTGTTGCTAATAGAGTTAACAAGAATGGTGATGTGGTTGATACTGATACTGCTTTAGCATTTTATAAAGACTTTAAAAATAAGCCAATTAATATCGAACATAATAGAGATAGAGTTATTGGTACTATCCTGACCGCTGGTTTTTCTGAGTTTGGAACTGACAAACCTATGACCGAAGAGGATGTTAAAGAAGTAAAAGGTCCCTTTAATGTTACTCTTGGAGGAGTTATATGGAAAGTAGTTAATAAAAGAATTGCGGACGCTATAGAAGAGTCTGGTGACCCTAGTAGCGAAGACTATATGAAAATTAGTGCTAGCTGGGAATTAGGTTTTAAAGATTATAATTTGGTGCTTTTAGAGGGAAGTGATAAGAACATAGAAAATGGGCTCATCGTAGACAACGAAGATGAGGTCGCATCTATGGAAAAAGATCTAAAAGCTCTTGGGGGAGAAGGAAGGACTAAAGACGGAATGTCCGTTTATAGAAAAGTCGTAGGAGAGGTTGTCCCTCTTGGAATCGGGCTTACTGAAACTCCTGCCGCTGACGTGAAAGGCGTATCTACAAAGAAAACCATAGAAGAGCCTGAAGAAGAAAAGACTTTTGCTGAAGTTGAAAACACTTCACAAAACGCAGAAAAAACTGTAATAATCCAAAACGAGGAGAAAACTATTATGAAAATAGAAAGTATTAAAGACATCACTAATGATTCTTTGAAGGAGCTTTCTGCCTCGGCTGTTTCTGATTTTATCGAATCGGAACTCAAGGAAGCTTCCGAGAGATTTTCAGCCGAAAAAGCACAGGTGGAAAGTAATCTCAAAGAAGCTCAAGAGAAGATCGAAGCTGTTACTACAGACTACGATAAGATCAAGGCAGAACTAGATTCTGTTACAGAAAAACTTGGCGCTCTGGAAACCGAGAAAGCAGAGAAGGAAGCCGAAGAGTTGTTCTCTCAGAGAATGGCATCTTTGGATGAAAAGTATGCTCTCGAGGCCGAAGACCGCGAAGTTCTTGCTACACAGATCAAAGATCTCGATGCTGAAGGCTGGGACGCTTTCGCTAAGAACATCGAAGTTCTGTTGAGAGACAAGTCAAGAGAAGTCTTGGCCAAGAAGGAAGACGAAGCTTCTAAAGAAGTGGAAGTCGAAGAGGAATCAAAAGCTTCTGATGAAGTTGTAGATGAAGCTATCGAAAGAGGCGAGCAAGAAGAGAGTTCTATCCCTGCTTCTACTCAAGCTTCCGAGGCCACAACTTACGACAAGTATAAGAAGGCTTTTGAGATTGATCAATTTGATATTAATTACTAATTCAAAAATTAAGGAAAGATAAAATATTATGGCAGCGTTTGTTAAAAACACTCAACGGCTGAAGCCTTTTAGGCAACATGCCGAAACGGACGTCGTAAACCTTTTTAGCCTTAAAGACGATGATGGAGACGTAATGGCATCTTATTCTGATCTTAAAGCCGATGGCGGTAAGATCAATAAGGGGCTGCTCGTTTCTGTCAAAGGCAACGGCTGGAAAAATACAGACGATCCTGTAAACAAAACTGGTATTGGTAACCCCGGTGCTAGTTACACGAACACGGTTTCATTCCGTTATGGCGCAGCTGCAAACATCGAGCCTTGTGCTTCGGGTTCTCAGCCTCTTGGTATTACTTTATTCGACGTCGCAGAGGTCGATGAGAATGGCGAGAAGTTGATTTACAACCCACGCAAGGCAGCTGAAATGCAGGCTGTGGTTAGTGGTCAGGCAGTTCCTGTCTTGACTAAAGGTATTGTGCTTTACAGCGGAAACCTCACAAGTGGTGGCGCAAACAGTGTAACAGCAGGAGCTAAAATCTATGCTGATATGCTCAATCAAGGAGAGCTTAGTTCTTCTGCTACTGAGAGCACTGGTAGTGCTAGCCAGATTCAAGTTGGTACCGCTTTGGGCTCTGTTGATGCTGATGGTTTCATTCTGTTGAAGATTGACCTCTAATTTTTATAAGAAAGGAGATTTAATAAAATGAGACTTAAATTAAAAAACACCCCTGAGCAGGTCGAACTCATCAAAGCGATGGGATCTAAAAACCAGCTCGTTGCCCGTGAGGCACAAGAAGCTTTCGCAGCTTTTCTCGGCCCTGTAGTGCGTAGAGTTCTGCAGCAGGCCGCAACGGCCGGAGCCGTCTATACCGACGCTCCGTTTAATCAGGACGAAGGAGCTAGTTATCCTTTAGATCTTTACTATAACGAGACCAATGATGGTTACGTTAGCGTTTGGTCACAGAATGTTGCTGGTGGTCTTCCGACCTCACAGGATGTGTCTGCTATCCAAGAGTTGAAGATCGCAACTTATCGTTTGGATGCGGCTGTTTCTATTACTAAGAAGTATGCTAGACAAGCAAGACTTGATGTTGTTAGCAAGCTTATTGAGCGTATGTCTCAAGAAGTTCTACTTAAGCAGGAAAGAAACGCTTGGGCTGTTGTGCTTAACGCACTGGCCAATGCGAGTACCTCTTCTGTGACTGCCGATTCTGTTGGCATCACAAGTTTGAAGACTGGTTCTCACGTTATTCCAGCTTACAACCAAGGCAGATTCCAATTGGCCGACTTGAATAAATTGATGACTCTTAACAAGAGAATCAATCAATCTTGGGCCGGTGGTACTACTGATGCTGCTTACAGTAACGGTATTACAGATCTGTATGTTAGCCCTGAGATCAAGGAGCAGATTCGTGCTTTCGCTTATCAGCCTATGAACACTGTTCAGGCTACTAGTGGCACTAGCTCTATTCCGCTTCCAGACAACATTAGAACAGAAGTGTTCAATTCTGCTGGTATGCAGGAGATCTATGGCGTTAACATTGTTGAGCTTAACGAGCTTGGCGTTGGACAGAAGTACAACACCTTGTTTGACGAGTTTGACTCTGGCAACGTTGGTCCTCACGCTACCGCTGGTCAAGCTGACTCATTCAGCGGTTCTGATGATGAGCTGTTGGTAGGTGTTGATAACAGCAAGGGTGCGTTTGTTCGCGCCATCGCTCAAGACAGCGACACAGGCGACACATTCACAACTAGCCCTGATGATCAGTTCACTCAGCGTAATGAGAGAATCGGTTTCTACGGCTCTTTGGAAGAAGGTCGTGTTTGTATCGACGCTCGTGCGGTTGTTGGACTCACCGTCTAATAGAGACCCAAATATTATCGAAGCCCCCGGAAACGGGGGCTTTTTTATTTCTTTTTTTATGGGATTGCGTGTAAAACTAGTTATAACGGAGAAAGGATAAGTTATGGCAGTTAAAAGGAAAAAAACTTCAAAAAGTAAAGCAAAGTCTAAGGAAATGATTCAAACTCACGCAATGGAAGAGAAAGAGTCTTACGAAAAGACTACATTGGATCAAGTTTGGGGCGATACAGGTTCTTCAAAGTACGGTACTCTTGATGAAGATGAATACGCGTCTCAAATTAAAGCTATGAATAGGACTGATCTTCATGCTCATGCCGTCAAGTATGGTATTTTACCAGTAGACAATAGGCAGCTACTTACATCTAGACTAATGAGAGAATTTAAGAAGCATATTTTAGGTTATAAAAAGCCAACCCCTCAAAAAAATAAGAATAAAGAACCATCTGCCAAAGCTAAGTCTATTCTAGCTGAAGGTAGATAGAGTGTAATTATGTCTGTATGCCTCAACTTATTGGTACAGGCCAGAT